TCTATACTTATCCAATGATGCCATGTGCTGTTTGTGCTTCTATGATTATTCAGTCTGGCATAAAAAAAGTAGTTGCACCAAAAAGTGATAACCCAAGATGGCAAGAAGATATTGAATTATCGCTTTTATTGTTTAAAGAAGCTGGAGTAGAGGTTGTTTTTCTTGAGCAAGAAGTTTTTGAAACCCATTCATGATCATTTTGGTTGTCAATTCTGTCATGCACGGCTTTACTGATTCTTTGCTTTTTGGGCAACAAAAGCAAACATAACATGGACCGCAATCCCAATCACCGTTTTCGTGATGCTTTTGGATTAAAACAAAATTATAATATTTTCCATAAAGTTTTCCGTCTGTGAATGAAAATATTCCAACAAGTGGTTTTTTTAAAAGTCCAGACATATGGAATGTTCCAGTATCAATTGATATCACATAATCTGTTGCACTTACAAGGCCCATCCAAGAATCAATTTCAATGTTTATAAATTGAGGAACTTCGAGCATGTCGAAAACAACATGTTTGCGATTATGAATTGTAAAAACAAAATAATTATTTCTTCTTAATTCTAAAACCAAATCGTAAACTTGCTGGTCGGTTAAACTTTTTGCTTTGCCAAAATTACAATCTGTAGATTGAACACAAAGTAAAACCATTTTATTTTTATTTTTGTTTATTTCATATAATGATTTTTTATAAAAATCTTTTGTTTGTTCGTTTACATTTAAAAAGCCATTGTGATTTTTTAAACTTATTCCGCAATGTTTTGCCCATATATCGCTGCGATTAAGATTATTTTTCATCATCATTTTTGATTCGTGGATTTTACAAGCCGTGCTTATGTCGTAAATTATTCCATAATCTTTTTCTTTTACTTGTTCCAAAGCAATTGCTTTTACATATGGATGGTTTTGCATCAAAGGCAAAAAATATTTTGGACATGCATAAGTCAAATCTATTTCAGGCATAATGTGATGAAAATCTTCAAACATCATTCTTTGCATAAGAATGTCGCCATGACCACCATATTTTCGCAATATTAATACTTTATTTTTTCTTAAAAAATGTTCTTTTAAAGTGATGGGAATGTATTTTTTTTTCTTCACATAAGGAAACATTAATTTGACACCTTTGATGATTAAATATAATGTCCTGCCACTCTACCTCATGTCATTGTAATTAAATTGTTCCAGCTGTCTGCATGGATGCTTGATCAATATCAATGGCCGATAATCCAATGCAGGGTTAGGATGCTTTGAGGCACTAGCCAAGGATGAATTAAAAATTGAAAAACAATTTTGGCAAGGACGTGGGAAGTTATTCAGGATGTTTAACTTCCCATTTTAATTAAAAGTTTTAAATTTAGTTATAGCAGAAGCTATTGTTTGGTCTATGTCTAAATATTTATACTCGCCAAGTCTTCCTCCAAAAGTAATTTCTTTGTGATTTGTTTTAAGATCAGCATATTTGTTGTATAAATAACTATTTTTTTCATCTCTGATTGGATAGTAAGGTTCAGGATGATCCTTGAATGCAATAGGAATGTCGTAGCTTACAACGGTTTCTTCTTTTGAATAATTTTTTAGTTCATAATGTTTTGGTGTATTATTGTGAAAATGTTTGTGTTCTATTGTTCTAATGTGGGGTACAGACATATCTGCGTGATTAAAAACAGCATTTCCTTGATAATCACCATGCATTATTTTGTGTTCAAACTTTAATGTGTTGTATTCTAGAGATCCAAATTCATAATCGTAAAACTTGTCTATTGGTCCCGTATACACTAAATGATCAGCATAGTTGCGCCATTTGTTTCGGATTGTGAAAAAATCAGTGTTGAGTTCCACTTTGATTCCATCAAGCATATTTTTGATTGTCGCAGCGTACCCTTCATCGGGAATACCTTGGTATTTTGTTGTGAAATAATTCTCTTCATAAGTGAGTCTGATAGGCAGTCGTTGAATTATTGATGCAGGAAGATCTCTAGGCTCTTTCATCCATTGTTTTTTAGTGTATCCATAAAAAAATAATTCATAAATTTCACGGCCAACTCTGTCTAGCGCCCATTCTTCAAAATTTCTAGGATTTTCACATAGTATTCGCACGTCTTGTAATTTACGGTATGCTTCTTCTGGAGTTACAACTCCCCACAATTGATGAAGAGTCATCATGTTAATTGGAAATGAGTAAACATCACCTTGAGACAAAACTTTTGGTTTGTTGACGAAAGGATTGATTTTTGTAAATTTATTGATAAAGCTCCACACTTCTTCACTTTGAGTGTGGAATATATGTGCTCCATATTCACTTACAATGATGCCGTTGTCCCATTTTCGATCATATGTTGCACCGGCAATGTGAGGGTTTTTATCGATGACAAGACATTTTTTACCAGCATCTGTGGCTTTTCTTGCGAATGTTGCACCAAAAAATCCTGATCCCACAACAAGTATATCATACTTCATTTTTTGGCCCTGCTAAATAATCGCTTAAACATCCAGCCAAATATGCATCACAATATTCTTTTTGAGAACTCCATCCGAATTTATAATATTGGCGATTGCCCAAGAATCCTAGCGCCCATGTGTCGATGTCGTTTTCCATTCTATAGCCCCAAGCAGTAAATGTCTGAATTTTTGATGCAGGCCCCCAAATTGCAGCCCAACTATCACATGAAACAATAAGGTCTGCCTTGTACATTGTAAAAGACAAAGATTGTAAAAGCGACCATTTACCAAGCATATTGATTGTTAATTTTTGTGTTTCTGGCTTAATGCACAAGTCAATAGGATCATTTTCTGCTCCAACCATGTATATTTTATATTTTTTTTCATGTAAAAGTCTTATGCACCTGTCCCACACAGGAATATAATCATTCAAATATTGTTTTGGTTTTTGTATCAAAATCATTATTTTCACGAGTCAACATAGGTTGTTTTATATTTTGTTGATATTTTTTACTATATGAAAATGATTCTTTTATATTGTAGTCTATATCGTACTCTACACTTTTTATAAAATTACATTTTGATAAAATTTTAGCAACATTTGGATTTGTTTTTATTTCATATCCATTTGTTTTTAAAATAGGGCTAGTGTGAACTATTGTTGCCTCATGGCCTTCATGTTCCATTGCAATATTAGCTCTGCATAAATTAAAACATGTATCGCCTATTGCGCCAGTTTCAAAATAAATATGAAGGTTTGACATTACTTTAATGTAGCATGAAAATATTAGAACATGATAACTTAAAAAACCAAATGAACAAACATCTTAAACAACAGATGGTTGCTGGTCGTGTTTTTTTAGATCGTTTTTGCATGATTGATGAAGATTCAAGAAAATCAACATCTTATGCTGATCCTAATTACTCTGGTTTTTATTATCATCTTTCAAAATATATTGACCCAGAAAATATAGTTGATTTTAGTTTTGATCTTGGTCTTTTACCTGCAACATTCATGATTTCATGTAAATCGGTGAAAAATTTCTTAGGATTTCGTGAAAAAACGAGTGATTTTTTTTCATTTAGGTTGGGTCGAAGAAATATAAAACGTGTTTTCAAGGGTAACGCAAAATATTATCACGGTGAAATTTACGATAAGGAATTTGATGAAATTTTTGGAAATTTTTTTTGGGATTTTATTATTTTCAATAATGAGGACAGATACGACAAAATGCTTGAAAAACTTGAGTTTGTTTGGTTTAATTTAAAAGAAAACGGCATAATTGTTTGTGAAAACATAAAGAGGTATGCTCCGGTTCGTGAGGCATTTATGGCCTTTTCTGAAAGTCACAACAGGAAGCCAATTGTTTTTGACACAAGGTATGGCACAGGATTGGTTCAAAAATAAATATTTTTAGAACTATTTTATGGCAAGTACGTCAGGAGGCAACCGTGGGATTTGAATGTTGTTATCATTATCACGAAAAAATTGATGGAGAATATAATAGAGAGGAAACAAAAACCTTTAAGAAAAAGGTTGGAGATCCATTTGATGATGTTTCATTAGAAAGATTGGCTGCGTCTATTATGTCTCAAATGGCAAGGCGAGACATTTGGATTATAAATGTTGAAATTTTTGAGCTTAGTAAAAAGCAAGTGAATTTTAAAGAATCTAAAAGCGGAATAATAATTAAAAATAAAAAGTTTTCATTTGACGGTGGTGGCGAAGATTCTTTTATTTCTGTTGAAGAAATAATTCAAATATCAGCCCCTCAACAAACAACTCAGCAATACACTGATTTTCAAAACAATCAGCAAAGATTGCCATCGCAACAATTATCTGCCGCTGCTGCACATCCTCACAATTTAAGCAGCACGAGTAAAAACGTCAGCAGAAGATCAGTTGATTTAATGGTATTTTTACCTGAGCCATTGCATTTGCATCAGGCAAAGCAAAAAAACTTGAGATTCACAGTCAATAATAAATATCCTATTTTTGAGAAACGTCCTGCTCCAAATGGTGTTGGTGAATTATTCTTGACACAAGACGATCTTGGACGAGAACAGATTGTGTCCGATGTTTATTTTGTGCCAGCAAATATAAATTTAATCGCAGATAAAGAATTGAATTTTAGTGAAACCCCAGAAGAGAAAGATGGCGGAAAGCTATATTGGGGCAGTGCCGCTACAGATCCCGGAATGCCAGATTTGAGGAGGAAATAATCATGTCTTTATCAAGAAAGCAAATCGAAAAACGCAAGCAGCGTGACAAAGATGTTCGTAAAAAAGTTCTTGAAAGAAGAACAGAAATACGCACAGAGCGCAAGCTTGTTGAAGAAGAAAGAAGCAAGGAGCGTGAAATGTACGAAATCGAACACGGTAAAGTCAGACCCGCACTTCCCGGAAATCCAGAACTTGCACAAAAAGTTTTGGCTGAAAGGGAAAGTAAAGTTGCTGAAAAATTGCGTAAAAATATTGAAATTTTGAAGCATCTTGAAAATGAATATGAAAAAGAGCAAGCGTCTAGAAATAATTTAAACCAACACCTTGAAAGTGAAGGTCACATGACCATGAAAGAAAAAATGGACGCATTGCACGAAAAAGCATTAAAGATGCAAAGGGTTGCAGATGATCTTGATGAAGCTGCAAAATCAAGAGTTCAAGATGCTTAAAAGTTTTGATTAACAACAAAAATAAATTATTTTTAAAAATGACTAAACTTTTTCAGGATTGAGCCGATAATAAAGTTGAAAGCGATTGTTAATTTGTAATCGTTTTCAAAGTAGCTTTTGCTGCTTTAACACTTTATTTACTTGAGGCCTACTATGTCTTTTGACTATGAACCACTTGATTTGAACGAAATTAAAAAGGAATCCAAAAGAGTTTCCGAAGAAGGAAACTCTTCAAACAATAGTTCGGATTACCTTGAAAAGTTTGTGAAGCTTCCTGAACGTGATGGATTTGTTTTGCTTCGCATTCTTCCTCGTAAAAAGGGAATGAAGAATCCTTGGACTGTTACTCGTGTACACACACTTGTTAATCCAACCACACGGCAAAAGAAAACCTATCATTGTCTGCGTGAGCTAGTTGAAACACCCGGTCGTTCTGATCAATGGCGGGGCGATTGTATCATCTGCAAATACTATTCAGATTTATGGCAAAAATCTGAAACCAAGAGCGGTAAGGAAAAAGAAGACCTTCAGAATGATGCTAGAGCAATCAAGCCTGTTGAAAGGTATTATTACAATGTTATTGTCCGATCCGAAAAGGATAAGCAAGGTAACCTTGTTAAAAATGTTGGCCCAAAGATTTATTCTTGCGGCAAAACTGTTTATTCTAAAATTCTTCGTGCCATTAAGGGCGATGAGGCTGCTGGCGAAAGAGAACTGGGAGATATCACCCATCCTAAAGATGGTCGAGATTTCCGAGTTGTCAAGAAAGTTGTCAAAGGTGGGGGTGGCGCAGAATATCCCAACTATGACATGTCCAAGTTTGAAGACCCATCTCCTGTCGGTAGTCCTGATGAATTCAAGCAATGGATGACGAATGTCCATGACCTTCAGGCTCTAAGGGTTCTGAAAACACCAGAAGAACTCAAACACGCTCTTCGTGTTCATTGCGGAATGATTAAAGAGGGTGAGTCGAAAGATGATAGTGATTTGAACGAATTCAGAAATATTGGTTCAAAAAGCACTTCTTCTTCTGCTCCCCCTAAGCCAGTTCAATCAGTTCGTGAAGAATTGGCTACTAGCACAACACCCTCAAGTGCTAAAGAAGAAGTCAAAGAAGCAGATGAATATGCTGATGATGACTTTATGAAAGAGCTTTCCCAAATGTGATTTTTTACATAGGCCACCCAGATGAAACATTCTGGGTGGCCTTATTGGTGGATTTACTCATTCTTTAAGGCGGTGTATCATGGCAAAGAAGAAGCCAAGCGAAGGCGTAGATGATAATTTTTTTGAAAATCTTGCAGAACAAACGGGCGGTGACGTTCTCGATACAATTGACTCAGTTAGATATTTTGTTGATACAGGCAGTTTAGCTTTAAACTATATTTGTTCAGGTCAGTTTATTACCGGAGGTATTCCCGGTGGTAAATTAACTGAAATTTATGGACCAAACAGTTCATCTAAATCTCTTTTAGGTGCCAATATTTTATTTGGCACACAGAAGGTAAAAGGAATTCCTGTTCTTATGGATTGCGAGAACAGCGCAAATAAAGAGTTTATTCAAGTTGCAAGCCACTGCAATTTGAAGCGAATAGTAAGACACACTCCAGAAACATTGGAGGCAGTTTTTTCGACAATGTATAGAGTTATCGAAAAAGCTCGTGAAAAAACAAGCAACGATGTTCCTATCGTGATTGTTTATGACTCAATCGGAGTAAGTCCTTCTGCTCGTGAACTGCGTGAAGTTGCATTGCCAGAAAACTACACGAAAGAACAGTTCAAGAAAATAGTAGGCGGAAATGAACAACCCGGTGAAAGAGCTAAAATTTGCTCAAGAGAATTAAGGAAACTTAAC